AAATCATTATTCATCCAACATTTTATTGATGTCATCAATCATACCATTCATGTCTTCATTAATTTTTAAATTCTTATCGTAAATCTTAACCTTCTCTTCTTTATTTTTATCTTCTGGTTTTATTGATTCAATCAAAGTATTAACAAATCTATTTTGATATTTTTTGGTTCTTTTATTTAGCTTTTCAGATAAAATGTCTTTTTGTTCTTTCAACAGTTTATCTACCTTTTTAAGTGATTCAGCAACGGGTTCAGCACCAGCTTCAGTTGCAGCTTCTACACCACCTTCTTCAGCACCAGCTTCAGTTGCAGCTGCGGATTCCTCACCTTCAGCACCACCTTCTTCACCGAAATCTAAATCTTCACCGCCTAGGCCGCCACCCCCGAAGCCACCGCCCCCGAAGCCGCCACCGCCACCTTCGGCACCGCCTTCATCACCACCTTCAGCACCGCCTTCGCCACCGCCACCGTTTAGGGCAGCTTGGAAGTCACCGTAGATTCTATCAACCACGTCAAACATACCAGTGTGTTTGATAACATTAGCAGTATTAGCCAACTCAGCAGCAGCTGCTTTTTCCATACGTTGTTCAAGTAAGTCTTGTTTGATTTCATCATCAGACCAACCCATAATATCTCTGTGCGCACGAGTCCATGACATAGCAGCAAATCCATTTCCAGTATCTGAAACAGCATCTTTAAGAAGTGTAACTTTAAGTTGTAAATGCTCAATTTTAAGCATTTCAGCTTGAGTTGACGGATTGTTAAGTGTAAGTGTAAAATTATCTAAATCTTCTTCAAAACCTAAAATGTATAAATGTATGATGGCTATTTTATTTAGCTCTTGAAGCATTGATTGTTGGATTCTATTTATCGTTCTAGAAAAACGAATATCTTGAAGTGCTAAGTTTTTACCATCACCAGTAGCTTCCTCAAAACCTAAGAATGGTTTAGGAACACGCAAAGCTGTAAATAGATTAGCTCTCAAATACTCAATATCTGCAATTTGGTCCAAGTTAGAAGCACCAGGCAATGTATCAATTGGGTTTGGAGCGTCTTCTGTACGAACTGGGATAAAGAAATCTTGGTCATTAGCCAATTGATTGTATCTTAAATCAATTTGTCCAGTTCCTGGGTCGATTATTGGCATACGCTTAAATCTATCAGCAATCGTGTTTACGTATGCTTCAACATCAGCATCATCAATGTTACCGACATATATTTTATAAACTCTACGTTCTGGTGCTCTTGTTACACGATATACCAACATTGAATCTTCAGACAATATAAGTTGTTTCCAAATACGTCTAGCTTTTTCCAAAATAGAAGTACCATAAGGTAAACGTCTATCATCGCCTAATAAACGGAAATGTGCAATTTGCCATGAATTAAACTCTACGTCACGACCTCTCCAAAAGAATTTAACCTTATCACCAGTTGAAACCTCTTGATTAGGTAACTCTTTACCACTAATCATATCAAATAAACCGCTTTCTCTGCGTTCCATTTCATAGTTAGGCATTTGTTTACCACCTAAGATACCATCAGTATCGTTAATGTTAAGATATACAAAGTTATCACCATATTTACATGTGTTTCTAGTCCACATAGGTAAAGTTGTGTGTATGTCTAATCTATTGTAGAATAAATCTTCTAATATTGTTTTAACACGCTTACTGTCAGAATAAATGTTTAATAATTTACCACGCTCGTTAACCGTTGTTGATTCTTCCATCATTACGTCTAACGCAGCCGCAATAGTTGGGTAAAACTCCATAGATTCAAAATCAGAATACGAACCAATACGTGTTGTTTCATAGTTAATCGATTGTTGGAACAACCCACTTTCGACTTTTTTCCAAGTTTGACCTAAATATTTATTTTGCTGTGCTTGTAGCTTAGCTGCCTCATATTCGGCTTTGTTGTCTGTTTTAAGCAGCTCACCACCGTTTATATTGTATCTTTGTGTTGATACTTGTCTTTTTGGCTTTATTCCATCTGGACTAACTACTTGCCCAAGTCTCTGAAATATAGTTAAATTTTTATCTGCCATAATTTTTTTTAGTTATAATATAATGAATTTTTTGATAAATTAAATAGTTTATTCAACGTAATCACACTCAACGTATGCGTCATGTCTTTGCTCTGAATTAACAACTGTTAAATCATACACGTAAGTAGTAATCCAATCTTGACCTTGCGAACCAGCCGTTGCGTTGCAAAAGAAAGGTTTAACTGTTTGTCTATTTTGTGCTGCTTTATTGCTAAAATTGTTAGGTTGTGGTGACCATTTGTAAAGTTGGTTACCATAACTTTTTTGAATAAATATTTTTTTACCTAATCCCATTTTTTTATTGTTTTTATCTTACTTTACCAAATAACCAAGCATATTCACCTCTAGGGTCTTGTACATTTCTATACGCTGAATGGTTAGGGTTTATTTTTTTCTCCACTTGTTTTGTCTGAGGATTAACCGTTGTAGTGACTGGTTGAGTCGTTGACGAGTTAGTCCAACTAGCCAAAATGGCTTTTGTTTGTTTTTCTAATTTTTCCAGATTCTTAAATGAGTGTTCCAAAACCCACAAAGCCATACCCAAAGACATAAGTAAGTCATCGTGATACCCTTCCATGTGGTCTGGTCTACCATTTTTATAAATAAACGTTTTCATCTCAGAAATCAATCTAGATGAACGAATCTTAACCCCATTGGTTCTAATGTTATACTCCAAATTAGAAATCATTGGTAATCTAACGTTTGTTGCGTGAAAACCTGGTATCTTATTACCTTTATCATAAGATGATAATTCTCTTTGTCTAGCAGATAAAATTTTACCGTTTGTAGAATCGTAATGTAAACGCTTATACTCAAATTCTAACAATTTTAACACTGTTGATACTCCCATACCACCAGTTACATCGACAACTGTATAAGCTTTGTATAGATTACCATACTCTTCAACTATTTGGGCTAGTAAATCTGGTTGTATCTTACCTTGATACTCCATTACTTGCTCCATAGTTGTAAAATCTATGATTACTATTGTTGAAGAATCCTCTCCATCACCCCTAGATACATCGACACCCATTATGTACTGATGTCCTTCTTGTGGTTCTTCCCAAATCCATGTTTCTTGTTCTAAACCACTGGTATATTTAGGTTCTTTTACGTTATGTTTCTCGTGGTATTCAATAAATTCTTCATTTATTACGTTACCCCCAGAACCGATAAAAGATACATCCAACTCTTGCGCAATCATTTTGGCATCGTTGTTCATACCCCTACACATTTCATCATACCATGATGATGTAGGTTTCCAACCTTCAGCTATACGAGCATTATAAGATGCAAATGTAAATTCATATTCTCTTTCAGAATCATCACCTTTAATCCAAGATAGGTCTTTGTTATACCTCAAATCTTCATACCATTTCATTTCAATGATATTAAAATTGTTCTTTTTATTTCTGGCTTGGTCGTATGTTTTGTAATACAAAGAATCCATACCATTAGGTGTTGAAATAAGTGTTGCTCTACCCCCAGTACCCAAAGCTGTCAATGCCGCACCGAATACTTCGGCACCGTTGTCAATATAAGCAGCCTCATCCATAATAAGGAATGTAGGTGTAAAACCCCTCAAAGCATCTTTTGATGTGGCAACCGCTTTTACACGACTACCGTTTGGTAATTTAATCTCTTTTTTAGAATCCGTTAAGAAAATAGTTTTAGATTCATTTTTAGGGTTACCATAATATTCGTGACCCCAAACCCATCTAGGTAATTGAGATAAAAAATCTTTAATCTTAGCCAAGAACTCGAAAGCCAACTCTTGCTTGTTGGCGATAATCAGAATCGCTTCTGGGTTATCCTTATCAGCAAAACCAACCTTTATCGACATATATGCCGCTGTTGTTGTTGATACACCAGCTTGTCTAGGTTTAGTTACAATATTAAATCTATGCTTTTCATACGCACTAATAATCTCTTTCTGCCTTGGAAATAGTCTGAAAGGTACGAAACCCTCTTGGGTTTTATCAAACGTCTCCAAATATGTTTCAATAGCATATGTTGGGTTCGTAAGACACCTTGCGTACTCTTTAAATATTTCTTGTGTTGTTAGCATATTCTTTTTTTATTATAAATATGCCGAAATCAAGTAAAATGGTTTATTTTAAATGACAAAGGCCCCTAAAAGGAGCCTTTACCAATATTTATGTGTTAATTTTTAAAATAATTCATCAAAATCAAACCCATCTTCACCATCGGAATCACCATCGGAATCATCTGACGTTGAACCACGCATAAGCTCATCAAAATCAAACCCTTCACCATCGGAATCACCATCGGAAACCTCTTCATTATAATTGCTTATTTCATTCATGGCCTCATTGAATTCTTCCTCTTTCAACGCACCGTTTACTTCATTAACAATGTCTTTTATGATTTTTTTACCTTCTTTAGTATTAGCCATTACCTCTCTCATTTTAAGGTTGAACTCATCAAC